AATGTTGTAAACACAAATAGTGCTTTGCTGCAATTTTACTCCGGCAATGATGGAGCAGGTAGGAAGTTTTATCAGTATATGAATCCGGAAAGATTACAAGCTATTTTATTTATGATAGTAAATAATAGTTCAGAAAAAGACGATGTAAAAGCTAAAGCAGCTACGATGTTTAAAAAACTCTTCAAAAGTTGAGTGGTGTTTACTTAGTGTGTATTGTAGCCGCAGGTGTTTTATCCTGCGGCTTTTTTTATTACCACTCCACACCTTGTTTTATAGCATATTCAAGAATGCCTTTAGCGTGAGCTTTCGCCACTGCCTCCTGCCATTCTCTGTCTATCATCAACACTGCATCGTTGTAATTTGTAAAGAAGCCATTCTCTGTCAACACCGCTGGCACTGTTGTTGCAGTTAACATCTGAAATCTTGCCTCTCTGTCAAGGTCACCATCGGAGTAATCATGTCTATGTACCCAGCCAGGAGTAGCATCTTTTACCTCCTCTCCAATTAATGTTGCCAGAAGATCCGACTTTGTATCACCCGGAGAAGTAAAGACTTCCCATCCTCTGGCAGATGTTGAAGCTGCGGCATTGCCGTGAATAGAAACAAGCACAGCAGCCTTGCCAAGTGTAGCATAGCTATTTACGAGCTGACATCTTTTGTTAAGTGATGTATCGTTTATAGGCTCATAAACCTTTTTAACCTGGAAGCCATAGTCAAGGAGAAAATGTTCAAGGAAATTGGCAAGGGAGCGATTAAACACACCTTCAAAGAACCAGCCATAGGAGTGAAACTTACCATGATTGTGCTGAAAACACTTTGATGGATAGGTAACATATTTATCCGGCCCTATTCCTTTATTAAGACCTCCATGCCCAGCATCCACGCATACTACAAAATCATTTGCATTCATATCTTTTTATTTTTAAGGGGAATAGAAATCAATCTACTCCCCTCGGCTGCCTAAGGTAGCGAATCCTGCTGCGCCTATTTCTTTACAAGCGGAATCCGATTAACGAAAAAGCTGCGGATATTATAGAAAACTTAGGAGGTACTTTTACTTCTATCGTTTTCCCAGCACATTCTTGGCTTGTCTCCTTAATCTTGTCCCAAATTATTTGCGCAAGTTTAATATATTCTCGCCATGTAAATTTGACTTTTGTTCCTTCTGGACTTAAATGCACTTCAACCTCTGCGGCTAATTCCGCAAAATTAAAAGCGTAGCAACTTATATCCGATAAAGGACTTTTTTTTGTGTCGGAGTTTTTTAAAACATCCTTTAAATTAGTCTGCATTTTATTTGTTTTTAGCGTTTAAAAAATCTAACTATTATTGTTCCAAGATTTACTCCCGTTATCCGCTTGACATTTTCCGCCACGCTGAACAACTCTGTACCAGCGATGACCGAGCTGACAAGGTAAACGATTGGTACTGGGATTGCAAAGGTAAGCTGCGCACCGTGAAAGATAAGGATAGATGTAAAATATACCACTATCTTCTCCGTTGTCCTGTATAGCCCTTTGCTCGTTATCGCCTTGCCCTCTTTCCTTGCTGCCTTGATTCCCGTGATTGTGTCAGCTATGACTACTCCGATTGTGAATAAAAGAAAATGTTTAATCGGGAAGAAGAAGGAAAAGATAAAGCCTGTTGTCAATGCCACGGCAAAGAAATCATAGCTTTGTTTAAGTAGGTTTATAATTATTGACTTCATGTTATTCCTTTTTTATAAGCCGCACCTCATTATCAACTGTTGCAAATTTACCATTTGCAAACTTGTACAAATCATAGCGCACACCGTTGAAGGCGAAGCTAATTTGATTGGTAAAGGTGCTGAGTAATAGATTAGTTGAAATAGAATAAACCTTGCCGTTGTCTGGATTAAAAATAAATCTGTTGGCATTGTTTAACTGAATTTCACCCAGAATATTTTCACCATTAAATACCAATGTCCAATCGCCAAGGAAAGCCGTTGTGTCCCTAAGTGCCGTTGACGTGTAAACAGGCTTACCACTTATTTGCAAGTGCAAATTGTTGTAGTAATTTATACGCTTAACCGTTTTGCCTTTTAAAATCAATGGCTTTGCATGAATGGCAATCGTGTTGCTTTGCCTTTCCGCATCGGTAACAAGTGCATTAATGGCTTTTAAGCTATCACCAAGTATTTGTTTGTTCCCTGTCACCGTGCTATCGCTGAACGTAGTCATGGTTACAATGTAATAAATATTTCCTTGCTTTTGTATGTAAACTGTGTCGCTTACAACATCTTGCGAAAGGGCAAGGAATGGAAGGAGTAGGAAAAAAAGTATTTTTTTCATGTTATTTGTTTTCAAGATTTATAATTCTTTGTTCGAGTGCCTTGATAAGGGCTTGTTGTTCTTGTATGGCTTTAACTAAAATAGGTATAAATTTTTCAGTCATTAGTCCAAGTGCGCTATCATCTTTATCTTCATCTAATTTTTTTACAACTGCTTTGGCAAATAATTCAGTAGATAATGCGCCTTCAACATCTTGAGCAATAAAACCTATTTCATCAAATTCACTAAAATTATTTTCTGTTGTTGTAATAAAATTAAATTTAACTGGTTTTAATTTATTTATAATTTCTAATCCTTTATCTAAGGGTTGTATATTTTCTTTAAATCTTATATCAGATGTTGCAATCGTTGCATTTGTTGCAAATATTTGACTGTTTACTTGTAATTTATAAGCCCCATTGTCTGTTCCACCATAACCTATCCCAAGTTCTTGTGTACTACTAAGCCTCATGCCTTCAACAAGACCACTTCCATCTGATGGTTGAGTATGGAATCTCATTACGCCAGCTGCATTTGCCCCTGGAGTAACACTTGATGTTTCTTTATAACTATCTATTGCAGCAAATGCCTCTAAAGCAGTTGCACTTTTAAATCCTCCAAAAATAAATCCACCACCTACGCCTATTCCAACTGGAGTTTTATCAAACATTGTAAAGTGCCAAAAATTAGTACTTGTTTTAGTAACAGCTGTTTCAACATGTAAAGGAGACAATGGACTTGAAGAACCTAAACCTAACCTATTATTTGTTGTATTATAAAATAAACCTATACTTGTATCAACACTTGTTCCATCCCCATGTAAAAGATAGCCAGCTGGCATCGTTGTCCGATTTGTTCCCCCATTTGCCACAGGCAATGTTCCTGTGACTTTGTTTCCAGATAAACTAATAGCACTTGTATCTATTGTCCAGGTTGCACCACTATTTGTAACATCAATATCTCCTTTATCTCCATCTGAAATACCGCCACCACCGCTATATTGTGGAATGTTTAAAGTTGCTCCTGTTAAGGTAGCTGCTCCACTTGTCCCAGTTGTAGTAAGTGTTATATTGTTTTGTTTTGTGGCAAATCTTGAAGTTAAATTTAATGTCGTTGTATCAGCATCGCGAAAATAAGGTAGTAACATTGCCGTTGTATCTGCAATATTTAATTTTAATCCAAATCTTGAAACAAGGTTTAAAGTAGTCGTATCAAAGGTTGAGCCACCAGCCTGTATCCATCCATTACTTGCCGTTTTATAATGCCATAACAAATTAGTCACAGTATCAAGCAAAAGAAACGCGCTTGTATCTTGTTTGTTTGCCCGTGTGATTTTACTTGTTGCCGTGACCGTGTCAATGGATGCCAAGCCTCGGAACACCAGCCCATCGGCTGTACTCTGTTCTCCAAGGGTTATTTTTTGGTTTCCGTTGCCCGTGTACTGTGCCAAGGCAAGGCAAGGGAAAAGGAGGAGGAAAAGGAGTTGTTTCATGTTTATGTTTTTTAGTTATTTCTTTGCATTATAATCCAATTAGTGCCATCGCTTACAAGTGTTGCAAACCTATATGTAGCAGGAGCAATAATTGCAGTTTGTGTACTTCCACTAAATGCTGTTGTAAAACCTATAATATTTGATGATGCTGAGATTACATTGCCAGCACCTGTTTGTTTAATAATTAATTCTTTGCCAGGATAAGTTGCTGCACTTGGTAGGGTAAGTGTGACTGTTGCATCTTGATGTATATTTAACCAAGTAGTATTAACGCTTACTGTCAATGTTGTAGCTGTTGTAGATGTGTATGTTCTTTCAAGCCATGGAGTATTTACTCTACCTCCAAATGTACCACTTGAACCAACATTTATAGTGCTTGAACCAGAAATAACTATATTACCAGTATATGTCTTATTTCCTGTCAATGTTTCTGTACAACTTTTACAAGCCGCTCCTAATTCATTCCTTGCATCCGTTTCATTTGCTCCTCCTGTGCCACCGTTTAACACTGGCAAAGGAACACCGCTAAGACTTACCGCTAATGTGCCACTTGATGTTACAGGACTTCCCGATACAGATAAGAAAGTAGGTACACTCATCGCAACACTTGATACACTGCCCGTGCCTGCTCCGATAGTTGTCCTTGTGTCGGCTGCATTTAATAAAGTAATAGTATTATTGGAATTAACTTTTATAAATTTATCAGATACACTATTAGTTAAAGTAAATAAAGATATACCACTTGTTGTGCCTCCTAAAGTTATCCTTGCATCAGATGCCGAAGTTGCACCAGTACCACCATTTGCCAATGGTAGAGCATTGCCGCTATATGTCAAGGCTAAAGTGCCACTTGTTGTAACAGGAGATCCGCTGACAGTAAATAAAGAAGGTGCTGTTAAACCTACACTTGTTACCGTTCCAGTGCCACCTCCTCCTCCTGTATACTGTGGAATGTTTAATGTTGCTCCTACTAATGTTGCAGCTCCACTTGTTCCTGTGGTTGTTAAAGTAATAGCAGCTTGCTTGTCATTAAATATATTAAAATTTGCAGCAGTTAATATTCCATTTACTGTTGTACTTGCATTGCTTAATAAATTTTGTTTGCCATTAAAAGTATTCCAATCTGTTGATGTTAAAATACCACTAACACTTGCACTTGCATTTGATAAAGCGTTTTGTTTGCCATTAAATGTTGTCCAATCTGTTGATGTTAAAAATCCATTTACACTACTACTTGCTTGATTTATAGTAATTGTATTACTTGTATTTACTAATGGTGTAGTAAATGAAAGTGCAGCCTGTTTATTATTAAAAGTAGTCCAATCCGTAGATGTTAAATATCCATTTCTTCCAGTTGTAGCACTTAATAATTCTATAACAGGTGTAGTCGTGTTGTTTGTTATTGATATTGGATTTCCAGCCGTGCCCGATGCTGTAACACTTGTTACGGTGCCTGCTCCTATGTCACTCCTAAAATTAGCTGCACTCCTTGCATCAACTGTGTTATCAGCATTGAAACGAGGAAAGGTAATGGCAGAGGGATTGATTAAGGTAAACATAGACTGTCCGATAGTTGTGCCTCCTAAACTTGTCCTTCCTGTTGCTGCAACAAGTCCTGTGCTGCCACCATCCCATTTTAATCTATCTGTATAAGCCGTATTCCAATTACTTGAATTATTTGTAATACTTGTTGTCCATGTTGTGCCTGTGCTTAAAGCTATGCCTGCCTCTGGATAAATAGGATTACTTTGCGCAGAGGAAACCGAGCCAATGCCAGAGACTGTAACTAAGGTGTAATTTTCACCAAGTTTAAAAGATGATGCTGCAACTACAACCTTGTTTGTGTCAATGATGCTGAATTGGTCATTTAATAACAACTGCCCATTGCGGAAGAGGAGGATAAACTGCCGGAGTTGGATTGGAAATTTACTTGTCACTGTCCAGGTTAATGTGTCTGTTGTGGCAGGTGTATATTCTTGTTTAAGTATCTTTATTGTATCTCCTCCTATTTCAACTGCTACAATGCTATCTCTAACAAAGTCATACACTGTGGAAGTATCAACTGTTAATGTGCCAGTAGTTGTTATAGGCCCACCAAGTAAGCCATAGCCACTTGCTACGCTTGTAACTGTGCCTGTGCCACCTCCACTATATTGTGGGATATTTAATGTAGCACCTGTTAAAGTTGCAGCTCCACTTGTTCCGGTAGTGGTAAGTGTTATATTGTTTTGCTTTGTCGCAAACCTTGTAGTAAGGTTAAGTAAAGTTGTATCTGTTAGCTCCATCATTACTGTAAGGTCAGCCGAGACTGTGCCTGTTGTAGTTATAGGATTAGGTGATACAATAATGCCAGTGCCTGCTGTAATAGAGGTAAGGCTGCCCGATCCACTGCCACCACCTCCACCTCCACGAGGCAGAATGACTGTATAATTTTCACCTGCTTTATAAGATGTTGATGCAATTACTACACTTGTTGATGTTGGTACTGTGTATTGATTAGGCAAAAGTATTTGACCATTTCTATAAACTTGTAAAGATGTAGTATCATTTACGACTAAAGTATCGCTTTGTGTCCAAGTCAAAGTTGAGGATGATACATTCCTAAATTCTTGCCTTGCATAAAATCTGCCTGTTGTATCTGCATAGGCTTTAGTTGCGTAGTTAGATAACATAGAGGCAGTATCACTAACTAATAAAGCTGCCGTTGTATCTCTCCATAATCCATCACTACTTTTATAATACAAAGAAGCCCTGTCAACTGGTGATGTAATTTGGACATCGTGAAGCTCATCCAATTCCTGTCCATTCCTTATTTTTACAAATACTTCTCCACTCCCAGCATTACTCTTAACACATACGCCAATGTAAACACCATGAATAGGTGCCTGTGGCTTAGTAGATGTTAGTGCGCCTGCTGTCGTGCCAGATAAATAAACGGCTGAATCAGCTGTTAATGCAGATGTATTTATATTTGTTATTAATCCCTCTGTTATAATATATCCACTTTGATTGTCTGCAATACTTTCCGCAACAATGCCAAAGGTATTAGCCGATGTCGGATCACTTGTCGCAATGGCTTTAGCCACTGTTATCCTGTTGCCCTGGCTACCAGATAAATAAACGACATCACCTTTATTAAGTGTTGCTCCCGTGCGATTGTTTACACGTTGGTGTAATTGCTGCCCAATAACATTAGTAACATTACCACCTTTTAAACCTTGTATCAAAGAGCCTTGCGTATCATTATATTCTACCTCTCCCACTCCTACTGTGCCATCCTTTGCCGTGTTAAAGGTAATGGAATCAAAGGGCATAGTTAAGCCTCCTCCTGCACCGGTAATAGCTGCCCAGGCACCTTGCTTAAATACATATAATGAGCCGCTGACAGAGTCAAGGATAAGATAAGCCTTTACGTTTTTATCTGCATAGCTTGTTGGCTTTGTCACAGTGTCTGCGGCAGTGCCTCTCCACACCAAACCGTTTCCAGTAGTCTGCCATCCTAATCTTTGCTTATTGCCTGTCACTGGATAGGGAATAGAATCAATGGAAGCATAAGATATACCTGCTACCAATGCAAAAGCAATGACAAGGCCTTGCCGTTTGTTGCCTACTTTATTTATTAGCTTCTTCCCGACGCCAAGAACAAGCTCACGGAACAATGCAAGGGCAATGTCACCCATGGCTTTTAAAAACTTTCTTTCTTTCTTCGGTGCTTTTATCTCTTCCATTATATTATGTTGATTGCAAAGACAATATAATTACTGCCATCGTAATGTGTATTAGCATCTATTGTAATAGTGGCAGGTGCCGTTATACTATATTGACTGTCTATTAATTTCTGCCCATTCTGGTAAACATGAATAGAGGCATTTAAGTTAGTCACTGGCAGCGTGCCATTGTTCTGTGTCCAGGTTAAAACATTTGATGAAGCTGCGATAAATTCTTGATTAAAAATAGAAACGGCAGAGCCATTTACTGTCACATTGTTTATAGTTTCGGTGACATTATTATTTACCACTCCACCACTTCCGGCATTGTTTGCCACCTGGTCAAAGTCGCGAGGTTTAGATAATACTGTGC